GCTGATATTAGTGGAAGATTATTTAGAGCTAATTATACAGATCAATCTACAATATCTGGAGCAATTGCTTTTAGAGTTAATAATTCATCAGATAACTATACAAGATACTGTAATAGCCCTTCTGCTATTAGAGCTTTTATAGGAGCGGGGACAGGAAGTGGAACTGTAACTGGTACTGGATCATCAGGTAGAGTTGCATTTTGGAATTCAAGCACTGGTATAACTTCAGAAGCAGACTTTGGATGGAGTGGACAAACTCTTCAAATAGGAGGGAATGCTAATGCATCAGAATATACTATAGAGTTAGGTAAAGGCAGAACTAATAATGGTTATGCTTATATTGATTTAGTAGGTGATGCTACTTACACTGATTATGGATTAAGGATAATCAGAGGTAATGGTGGTGCAAATACATCTTCTGAAATTATTCATAGAGGTACTTCAAATTTTACAATAACAAATCAAGAAAATGCTTCATTTAAAGTTCAAACTAATGGTGCTAATGAAAGATTTAAAATTAGAGGTAATGGAGAAACATATTTTGGACCAGATGGTGCTAGTACTTCTACTCTATATATAGATCCTGTTGGTAGAAAAGTTGGATTTAGAACTGAAACACCTGGTTCTGCATTTGATGTTAATGGTACGTTTAGAGCAAGAAATGAACTAAACATTGGTGCAACTACAGAGCAAAACTTTTTTGTATCAGGTTCAAGCCCATATTATGTTAAGATGGGTAATTATACTCCATCTAACGCTGGTAATTATATGGGAGGTGAAACAAACGTTGGTTTGTTAAGATCCACCGCTGGATTTGGAACAACTGGAAAAGTATTAATGGCAACAAGATTATACACCACTAAAATAGAAACTGGTGGTTGGCCAACAAGTACTGGTTCTTCTAATGGAGTTAATGTAACGCCAACACCAGATAATGATCAAGTATTAATAGTGAAAAATATATTTGTTCACAAAGCGGGTAGTACTATAGGTTCAGGGTGGTCAACAAGTACTTACCCTGTTGAATTTGTACAGCAACAACAAAATGGTGTATATGCAATTTTAGGAGGTGTAGCAAGAACTGTTATTATAAACGGTAGTGGAGCTTGGTATTATAACGCTCACCAGCTTTATGGCCTTAGTAATCCTCAAAACGAAGCTTTAGGAGGTTTAGGAGCACCTGTAAAATTAATGTTGAATTCAACTTTATCAATCCAACCCACCTGGTATATTACTGTAGAATATTCATTAATAGATTTAGATATATTTAGAAACAACGTAGACCAAACTTTAACTTAATAAATTATGGCAATTACAACAGAAATAAAAATCACAAACATAGAGGCTAAAAAGTCTTTAGAAGGAAAAGATCACGTTATTACATCTATTAGCTTTGATGTTTCAGCAACGGATGGTACATATTCATATAGTATGAATGGAGTGCAATATATACCTTTTGATAAAGATAATTTTATTGAATGGGCAGACACACCTGAGTTTAAAGCTCAAGTAATAGAATGGACTAAGCCTTATTCAGATCAATTAACAGAAGGTTGTATAAATGAAGTAACTGAGTTAGCTAAAGAAGAAGATGAAGTTTTAAAGTTTACTTATACAGAATAGTATTATTTTTTTTTAGTATTAAAGTTATTTTATTATATTTGTCTTTATATATAATTAATATAAAATTTTAAAAATGGCAGCAAAAGCAAAAAAACCAAATAAGATTTCTAAAGCAGAATTAGAAACTCTTACAAAATTACAAAAAGAAATTACTAATATACTTGCACAAATTGGTAATGCTGAAGTAGTAAAATCTCAACTTTTAACTAAACATGTTCAAGTGCAAGAAGAATGGTCTGCTAATGCAAATACATTAGAAGAAAAATATGGTAAAGTTAATGTAGATTTAGCTACAGGTAATATCAAAGAAATAGAAGAAGAACAAGCTTAAACTTTTTCTCTTACATAAATAATCTTAAAAATTTTTAAGAGCAGACTTCTTGTTTGCTTTTAAAAATTTTTGTATATTATAATTGTACAGTCTTTAACCAATTAGTACTTTATAATTTAAAAAAATATTTATGATCCCAACTAATTCAAGTATAAGCACTAATGGGTGTGATAATATATCATCCAATTGTGTAATATGGCAAGGACCGGATATTGCATGTATAGACCTATGCAGTGGAGACACAATCAGTGAGGTAACTAAAAAGATTGGGGATAAGGTATGTCAAATAATTACAGATGGAGTAACAGCTAATCCAAGTTTAACAGGATTAGATTTAAGTTGTTTAAATATACAAGGTCAAACACCTACAACTTTAGTTCCTGTACTTCAGGCTATGGTTACTCAAATTTGTGCAAATGCATCATCAAGTGGTGGTACCACTACTACGCTACCTATGATGGTATTACCAGCTTGTTTACAATATAATGATGCAAGTGGTAATCCTGTAACTGAATTACGTTTAGATGCTTTTGCTACGCTTATAGCAAATCAAGTATGTACAAATTTAGCAAGTATAAATACTATTAATACTACACTAACTAGTTTAGACACAAGAATAGATGTTTTAGAAGCTTGCGTATTACCATGTAGTGGTGGTGTTGTAGAGACACAAATTATACCAACTTGTGTAAGCAATGTTGGTCAATTAACTAATGTATCAGTAGTAGTACTTGCATTAGAAACTGCATTTTGTTCATTACAAACTGCAGTAGGTTTACCATCTGCAATTAATTTAGCAATAAATCAAAGTGTAATTACAGGTTCAAGTAATAGCTTAACAGATTCAAGTGTATCATATGGTAGTATAAGTGGGTGGAATAATAGTGCATCAACATTAGCACAGTCTGTTCAAAATGCATGGGTAGTTATTGATGATCTATATACAGCAGTTGCATCTATTCAAACAAACTGTTGTCCTGGTGGTTGTGATGCAATAGTATATAATTATACAACAAGCAATTCTTTTGCCTCTAGCGGTTTAATTAATGGTATTTTATTTAATTTTATAGGTTCAAGTATACCATCAACTTTTACAGATGCATCAGGATATACATTAATAACTTTAACAGATGTAACGGGAACTTCATTATCTACTACAGTAAGTGTAACATCTTTACAAAATAATGCAGCTGGATATTTATTTAGTACTGGTGCATTAAATACTGCACAAGATCTTAGTGTAACTGTTAATTATAGTTTTGTAGATGGTACAGACACATGCTCAAATAATCAAAGCAGTGTAATTACAGGTCTAGTACCTTGTTCAACACCAGTTACATCAGCTATAACATCAACAGAAGTGACTGTAACTTTTAGTAATTTATTAGGCACAACAGCTATTTACACAATTGATATTATAGACGGTGCAAATGTAGTAGTAGCAACAGCTCAAGTAACTAATCCAACAGCTAGTGAGTCAAGAACACTAACTGGATTAACTCCTGGTACAGCATATACTGCAAGATTAACTGTACAATTTAATGGAGCAACACAAGTTTGTACTTCAACACAACAAGCATTTAACACAAGCACTGCAGCTGCAGGATGTTCTGATGGTATGGATGTAGCTTTCATTATGGATTATTCAGGTTCAATGGCTACCGATATAGCTACATTACAAACTGGTTTTGCATCATTAATTAATACTATATCTACTTCATCTGGAGCAAATAATTATAGACTGTCTATTGTTACAGCAGATGAGGATAATACTAGTACTACACCAAATTATGCTAGTTGTACAGAATATACAAGTTTACCAGCAGCACAAAGATTAAATTACCCAGGTAATAATAATCATCAATTATTTATTACTGCTTGGGAAATGTTCCAAGATAATAATGCAACAACTGCAACAACAGCATTAAATTTATTAAATGGTGGTGGATCAGGAGCATGTGTACAAATGGGTTATGGTGGATCTACAGGTCCGGAATGTACAGACCAAGCTATTAATAGAGTATTAAATAATAGCTTTGCTAATGCATGGAGAGCTAATGTTGCTAAATATATTATTGTTGGTACAGACGTATTGCCAGGTGGTGATGATGGAGATTTTGATGCAAATGATTGGACATTTATTCAAACATTAGCAACACAAGCTTTAACTCAAGGAGTTAAAATATTTATTTTAGGTCCTGGTGTTGACTTTACTTACACACCTCCAGGTCAATCTGCAGTATTCCCATGGAGATATTTAGCTACTCAAACAGGTGGAGCGTTTAATAACACATTTAGCACTGCAACTATAAATAGTCAAATACTAGCAGCTTGTACTTAATAAAATAAAAAATAAAAAAAATGGCATGTAATTGTACAAAATGTAGTCAAAAATGTAGCTGTGCTGATACAGCATTAACTAATCCATGTACTTATACTGATTGTAGTGTAGGTAGTGAGAGATGCGATGATATACAAAGTGCATCATGTGTTAGTTATACAGGCACATCTTTTCAAATTGGTGCAACCGGTAGTCAAATAGTTATAACTTCTGGTGAAAGATTAGATTCTATTATACAAAAATATGCTATGATATTATCAAATGGGTTAGGTACATGTACTTCTGCTGATTTACAACATGATCCATATAATGTATATGCAGGAACTATTACTAAAGATTCTGCAGAAGTATTATGGAATGGTATATGGAGTTCTAGTACAGGTGTAAATATTTATATTGATACTCAAATTGCACCAGGAGGTTGGGTGCTTCAAAACTCTACACCAATAGTAACTACAATAAATAATTTTAAAATAACTAATTTAACAGCATCAACTGCATATAAAGTCAAAGTAGTTGATAATGGTAATAGTGCTAGTTGTAAACCAATAGAAATATTATTTTCTACTTTAGCAGCTTAAAAGAAACAACAAGTGGTGGTTTGTTGGTTTTTCTACTACAAACGTTGGGAGAGACTGGGGTGACTCAGTCTCTTTTTTTATAAAATTTATTTACTTTAAATTAATTATACGTATTTTTACAACAACCACAAAAATTTTTTTATGTCAAATTACTTAAAACAAAGAATATTAGAATCATTGAGGTGGAAAAAAAATCCACGTATTAGTGCTGAAAGAATAGGTATTTCTGAAGAAGAATATGTTAAAATAAAAAAACAAATATTAAAAGAAAGAAAGAAGGAAAAAAAGAAAAGTAGATTTTTTAAAAATGCTGCTGAAAATTCTCAATTAGTTGAATCAATTGATTTAGAAAAAGGTGAAGGTAAAATATCAGGAACATTTGATTATGAACCTAAAAGTGCTGAAGAAATAATTTCATTATTAAAGATAGATACAAATAAATGGAAGTTATCACAATATTGGAATAAACAAATGGGTGACCATTGGAGGGTATCTGCTTTAGTTTCACAAATAAAAAATCTAGAAGAAAAACATTTTGAAGATCTTCTTAAAAATTGGAAGCCTAAAACATATAATTTACCTAAAACAAATTTACAGAATAAAGGTGAAGTGGTTTGTGGTGTAATGTCTTTACAAGATATTCATTTTGGTAAACAAGGTAATGATACTATAGATGATGACTTTGAAAAAACTATTATAAATTTATTATCAAGAGCAACACCATCTCATTATATTGAAAAAATGTTTTTTGTAATTGGAGGTGATTTAATAAACATGGATACCTTTGATGGTACAACTACATCAGGAACACCATTGGATAACTGTATGACAGCTACAGAGGCATATATACAGGCCTTTGACGCAATGCATTGGGCCATTGGATATATAAAACGTTTTTGTAAAGAACTAGTTATAGTTTATGTCCCTGGTAATCATGATAGGTTATCTTCATTTCATTTAGTTCATGCATTATCTCAGTCAATTAAAAGTGATGAAATTATTTGGGATATAAAATATGAAGAAAGAAAAGTACATGTGTGGCATAATAATTTTAATGCATTTGAACATGGAGATAAAAGAAGTAAAAATAATCCATTAATTTATGCAAGTGAATATCCTAGAGAATGGGGAGAAACAATAAATAGAACTTTATTTAAAGGTCATATACATACGGATAGAAAAGTAGAATATATGACATCTAATGAGACAGCTGGTTTTATAGAAAAAACACTGCCTAGTTTAGGAAAAACTGATTATTACCATTATTCTAATAAATATGTAGGCAATAGAAGGTCAGGAAAATTAGAGCTTCAACACCCATCTTTAGGTAATATAGCAGAATTTGCACATCAAGTATTATAAAGACTCCTGTTAAATTTCATTTAGTGGGGTTTTTTTTGTAAATTATAAATGTAGACATATGATTAATAATTTTAAAAAGCCTAATCTTAATGCTCCAAGATATAGAGAAAAAAGATTGGGTTTATTGAATGAAGAAACAATAAGAGAGTTTAAGGATAAAAAACCTATGTACTCTGATATTGATAATGTCAAATTAAAAAAGATTATAAAATTATATAATGTTAAAATTTGGAATACTGTTATAGAAAATAGAGATGGTGTAGAATTACCTGACTCACTTGGTTTCTTATTTATAGGAACCTGTAAACCATCTAAGTCAGTTAATACAGATTATGCATTATCAAAACAATATGGTAAAGTATTACAAAATAAAAATTGGGAAACAGATGGTAATTTAGGAAAGATATTTTATACAAATTATTCTACAAAATATAGATTCAAAAATAGAGAACTATGGCGTTTTGTAGCATGTAGAGATTTTAAAAGGTCTGTTGCTAAACTATACCCAACCAATTGGACAAAATATGTAGTAATGAAAAATAAATACAGAGTTGCTCATTTATATGATGAAAACTTTGAGGAGACCAATAAAGCATTAAAGTATTATAATGAATTTGAAAAATAAAAAAAATGACAATAGCAGAAACAATATCTAGAATTAGAGGTCAAGTCAAAGCTGAAGTTCAAGATGCTTTTGTTACTGATAGATATATATATAGTTTAATAGAAAAGTATGCTCAGTTTTTAATGAGGAGACAAGACTATGCAAATAAACTTATAAAATTTAATTCAGTATGGAAAACATTACCTTATGTAGAATTAATTGAGGTAGATAAAGTAGAAGCACACTGTGCAGGTATTCAAAGTGGTTGTACAATTAAACGTACAAAATCTAAACTACCATCAATGTTTGAAGGTTATTGGGGTCCTCTTATACGTACTATAAGCTCAATTGATGGATCTCAAGAATTACAGGCTACACAACCTGGAACATTTACATCAATGACTAAAACAACTACTTTCAAATATAATAAAACATTATATTTTTGGTGGTTGGATGGTTACATATATTGTCCAAATATAGAATGGGATGCTATTAAAGTAGAAGGAGTATTTGATTCAGATATAACAAAATGGGATTGTGATACAGAAAATGATTGTACACCTAGATATGAACAACAAATATTTATTCCAGAAGCATTATTTGCAGAAATAGAAAGTCAAGTTGTTGCAACAATGTCTAATACAATGCAAATACCATCAGAAGATTCTGATAACAAACGTAACATAAATAGACAATAATGGGAGTATCACAAAAATATAGAACATTTAGTCAGTTAATGGATGATGTATCTATTGACTTTTCAACATATGCACTTGAAGGTATGATTGAACCTCAACAATTAATTAAAGTTGCACAAAGAGTTAATTATGATTTGGGTTTAAAAATACATAGAACAAAACAAGTTATAGTAGATATTGAACATGGACGTGGTCAATTGCCTGGAGATTTTAAATATATTAATTATGCATTTAGGTGTGGTAGTTATAAAGTTAATGCATCTATGCCTTCAGGAACTCATGTAGAAACCTTTAATGATGTTCCATATGTACCTGCTCCAGGAGAAATGTCTCCTTGTAGTAAAGATGATACATGCAAAGATGTATGTGTTATTAAAACATGTGATGATAAGAAAAGCTATCAGTTAGTTCAAAGAATAGGTCCTGATCAATATAGATGCTTTGATCATTGGACACAATTGCGAATACAAGATGTAAATGATTCAGTATGTTATTGTCCTAGTTTAGGTGCTCAAGCATTAGATATTGCAGAAGTAAGAGATGGATATTTAATTACAACATTTAAAACAGGAAAAGTATATTTAAGTTATCAAGGAGCAATGGAAGATAATGCAGGTGATTTATTAGTTTTAGATCATCCATATTGTAATGAATATTATGAGTATGCTGTTAAACAAAGAATATTAGAAAATATGGTTTGGCAAGGAGAAAACGTTTCTCAGCAATTAAATTTAATTGAGGGTAGATTAAGAGGAGCAAGAAATAATGCACTTACATTTGTTAATACTCCAGATTTCAAAGAAATGAGAAAAGTGTGGACTATGAATAGAAGAGCACAATATCATAATTATTATAATATGTTTTTAAGTTATGCACCTATACAACCAAAAATAGTATCAGCCCCAAACGCAGTTGCTAGCTCATCAGACTCAGCTTCATGTCCAACCTGTTAAATACGTAATCTATTATGGCAAAAAAGAGAACATCTTCTTCTAATAGTAACCGTAGCAGATCTAGTAGACAACCTAGATCACAAAACAGTTCATCTATACAAACAAATTCCTTTATTAAAGGGATGAATAAGGATATTACACCATCATTGGAAAATAACCAATCATGGTGGCATGCACGTAATGTTGTAAACAATTCAGAAGATGGTGACTTAGGTGTGATAGGTAATGAACCATCAAATTTACTATGTGGTGTTATACCTTATACAATTATTGGTGCAATACATAGATATGGTGATGAATGGATTGTATACTCTACAGATGATATAAATAGTGAAATAGGCACATTTGATGATAGTGAATGTAAATATACTACACTAGTAAATGATCCGTGTTTAAACTTTAATAGAAAATATTTAATAACGGGGGCTGCCAAAGAAAATTTTGACTGTACGTGGGAAGTATATTGGGATGATGGTAATAACCCATCAAGAGCATTAAATATAGACAATATACCATATAAACAAATCCAAGTATCTGGACCAGACATTGATGGTGATTCATGTGTTAGATATGAAGATATAGAACCAAAAAAATTAGACTGTGAACAAATTAGGCTAGCACCTTTGTTAGATACACCTTGTATTAAATTAGATAAATCTATTGATGGAGGATTGCTTCCTAATGGAGCATATCAAGTGTTTGTTGCGTATACAGAAAATGAACAAACTGTAACTGATTATATTGGTGTATCAAATATACAAACATTATGGAGTCATGATGGTGGTAATAGTTCATTAAATATTTCATTATCTAATTTAGATGAAGATTATGAATATTTTGAATTAGTATTATTAAGAAGAAATCAAGGTCAAACATCAGCAAAAAGAATAGGTTTTTATAGTACACAACAAAAAAATATAAATATTGATTTTATTGACCCGGCATTAGTATCTATAAATTTAGAGAATATACCACTGCGTAGTCCTGCTTATGAAAAATCAGAGTCAATGTTTGTAGTAAATGATTGGTTACTCAGACAAGGGCCAACTGAACAATTTGATTTTAACTATCAACCTATAGCAAATGAAATAAAAGTTAACTGGGTTATCAATTCAGTACCTTCAAACTATTACTCAAAAGGTGGGAATAGATTTAATTTTTTGAGAGATGAACAATACGCTTTTTTTATAAGATGGATATATAATACTGGCGAAAGATCTTCATCTTATCATATACCTGGTAGAGCTCCACGTAACTATACTACAGATAATGGTAATACATATTTAGAGAATGATGTTATTTTTGGAGATAATGTATTAGATATTGATGGTGATCCACTATATAAAGTTTATAATACAGCAGGTATAACACAACAAAATATTGCAGAATTTTTAGAAGATGGCACTAGAGTTATTGCAAGAGGAGAAATGGGATACTGGGAATCTACAGAATTATATCCTAGTAACAAACCTGATATTTGGGGAGATTTATGTGGTAAGCCAATTAGACATCATAAAATGCCAGATGAATCTATTGGAGGTGCATCTTCTCCATTACATTTAACAAGTACATTAGGTGATGAAATTAACATACTTGGTGTTGAATTTGAAAACATTGGCCGTCCAAAATATAATGATGGAACTTATATTGAAAATGTTGTAGGATACGAAATATTAAGAGGTTCAAGATTAGGTGCTAAATCAATATTAGGTAAAGGTATATTTAAAAATATGAGAAAATATACTGTACCTAATTCTGAAAATTTAATAGGTGGAAATGTACAAGGATTATATCCTAACTATCCTTACAATGATTTAAGACCAGATGTATATTTTCATGATGGGTTAAATGGTGGATCATTAAAAAGAACAGATGGCTGTGATAATTTTGAACAATCCCTTACAACATACCGTGCATTAGGTGATAGGCCTGATGTTAACGGTGAGCCAAGCGGATTTTCAAGAAAAGTATTTACATTTCATTCACCAGACTTAATGTTTACTCAGCCATTTTTAAATGCATCTGAAACTAAACTTTACGGGCAGTTAAGTGGTAACTCATCTGGTTACTTTAAACCTTCAGAAGATCACCCTCAATTTAAATTATTAAGAGGTAGTTCAGGATTAATAGCTTCTATAATGGGGCTTGGTTATGCACTACATCAAATTAGAGGATCAGAGGCAAAAGAAACAACAATACCTTATGCACATTATGATAGTGCTGGTGCTGTTGGTGCCCTTGTTGGTGTTTCTTCTGGACCTACAACAGCACCAGTACTTTTGCCCGGATATATTACTGCTGGTCAAATAGCTAATAATGCAACTACGCTTTCTCAAATTGCTTTAGATGTACTTTATGATACATTAGGCGGTTTAGATGATATATATACAGGTGGTACAGTTAAATATGGTTTAGAAAAAGCTTTAACAATTGCAGGTACTAATACAGCTGCTGCACCTGGTGTAGTTGGTTCACAATTAAATACAACCAAAAATAAAGACACATCTATGTCTAACTTACCCTTATTTGCTAAAGCTATAACTGGGTTAATAACATCACAAACTAATATAGCAGTAGGTGGGAATGAAATAATTGACTTAATGTATAATTTTGTTAATTATTCATCTTTTACTTGGAAGTTTAATTCATATGGGCAATTTACAGATTTTAATAATCAAACAAATGGATTGTGGAGAATTAAAAATAATGCATCAAATTATATAGGTCAATCATTTCAAACATTTGACGAGGGTCAATTTAAAATAAATAATTTATTTAGACCTACAACAGTTGCTGTTAGTTTAGATAAACCAATAAAGGATCCTATTGTAGAAGATACATCAAGATATGCAATAGGTGGAGATATGAATTTATTTTTGAATCCTCAAGGCGAGTATTCAACCACATCAACAAATAATTTTCCTGCTAGTTATTTATTAGATCCAAGGGCAAATAGAAAAACTACTATATCAGCTCATTACGGTGCACTTAAGTTTAATTTTGATAATCAATATGGTCAACTTGCAGGTATAAAGCAAGTACAAATGAGAGGTTGTGTGGAGTTATTAGATCCTACTAAACCTGATCAGTTTTTATATAAAAGTAAACCTATTTTTTCAGGAGATACATTTATAGGTAGATATACAGAAAAATGTATTATGCCAATATTTACAGATTACTTAATGGGTCAACCAGATGGGTATACATATGATTATTCATTATATGTTAATATACCATACCCAAGATTTTGGCTTAATTCTCAAAGGTTTGACATGAGCGTTTTAGCTGGAGAAATAATTTCTTTTGGATTTGCATCAGAAAATGCAGTAGACAATAAATATCCTGGTGATTTATATTATTTAGATAGAGGGAATGATTCATGCAGCTCTGCTTTATCTCAAATATTTGGTAGTGCTAGTGATCCAAATCCTGCATTTGCAATGGAATTTGCATATATGTATACGCATGTTAACGGAATTACTGATTTTTTTGTTGAGTCAGAAATAAATTTATCACAAAGAGATTATGAAGATGAGCCTTCAAAAAGATTTTATAGCACATATGATTATAATGATATAGATGAATTGTTTCATGCTCAAATAGAAAAGAAAGATAATTTCTTTAAATATGATGAGTCATTAAGTCCAGGTAAATTTCCAACACAGTTAGGCTCATTTGGTGAAGTTCAACCATTATATTATGATCCATTAGTTTCTGAAACATGTTTTACTTCATATCCAAAAAGATTAATATATTCATTACAAGCACAAGATGAAGAAAGAAAAGATTTTTGGAGAGTTTTCTTAAACTTTAATTACAAAGATTTTAAAAATGATGTAAGTGTTATTAAACCTATTAGTAAGAATGGAGCATTAATATTTTTCCCGCATTTATCTCCTCAATTATTTAATGGAGTAGATACACTAAAATTAGGTTCAAATAATAATGTAACTATTGGAGATGGTAAATTATTTAGTCAACCATTCCAAAATGTTGCTAATGCTGATATATCAAATGAATATGGATCATGTGAAAGTATAAGAGGTGTAATAAATTCACCTATAGGATTATTTTTTATATCACAGCAACAAGGTAAAATATTTCAATATGGAGGTAAAGGCCTAGTGCCAATATCAAATGCGGGAATGAAATGGTGGTTTGCAAAATATTTACCATCTAGATTTATAAAACAATTTGCAAATTCAGAAACTTCTGTTTGGACAGATAATCCTGTACATGGTGTAGGTTGTCAAGCAATGTATGATTCTGTTGATGATGTTGTATATTTTATGAAGAAAGACTATCAACTTAAGCCGGAGTTTATAGCAGGTGCAACATTTACAGATAGAGATACTAAACCAGTAGAAATTGTAACAAGTTTAGGTATATCTATTCCAGTTGATATAGGTGATCCATTATATTTTGATGATTGCTCATGGACTATAAGTTATGATCCAAAAGTAAAAGCATGGATATCTTTTCATGATTGGCATCCACAATTAGCTTTACCTAGTATTAATCACTTTTTCACTACTAACAAAACTACAGTAACAGATCCACAATGTCCACCAGGATTTAATTATAATCCTACAAATGGTTTATGTGAAAGAGGTATTAATGAAACAATACCATCTACAGTTACAGTAGAAAATATAGGATCAGATACAACAGGTGGTGCTGCAGCATGTTTAATTGATATAGTAATTACAGTTGATGTATCAGGAAGCACAGGAGATCCAACAGATGATGATGATAGAGCTTATGCACAGTTAGAATGGATAAAGTCTTTTGTTGGTAATGCAGATATACAAAATGCAATAAGTACTGGAACCATGCAAATGGGATTTGCAGTATGGTCTGATGATAGAGGAGGCGCTCAGTTTAGAGTACGAAATTGGGATAACTCAGGTCCAGGTACTACTAATCCAGCAGGTTATATTTCACCTCACAGTATGGGTAGTACAAATTTAATAGGTCAAAATGGAGTAGATAATGTTGAAAGTTTTTTCTTAAATAATTGGATGGGTGGTGGTACAGATATTCCTGAAGGAATGCAAGCAGGTGTAACTCTAGCTTCAGACACTGCAAATTCATCTTATTCAGCGCAATATCCAACAAGATCTAATGATGCAACATATAGAAGGGTAGTTATTACAGTAACAGATACAGGAGGTACACCAGGAATTCAATGTTCATTCCAATCACCAAACGCATCTATAAATGGTACAGGGCCAAGTTTTCAGTATATGTATGCATTATTCTGTGGTATAAATTCACCATATCCTGGTAATGTTTCAGACAGTCCTGTAATGAATCAAATTGCTTGTCAAACTAATGAACTTCTTAATGATATAACAATTACATCAGGGACAGTGGGAGTAACTACAAATGCATATATGTATGGAATTCAATCAGAAATTTCTTCAACATATCCAATTACTAATTGGGATGTTGTTGCAAATGAATTAACGGCAAATATATGTGGTACACCATTTGTTTGTGATTGTCCAGCAGGTTATACTAAAGTATTTCAAAATCCTACAACAACTGCTTATACTGAAAGTACAGGTGTATGTGATGATATTACACCACCGATTTGTAGAAAAGTTAGTTGTCAATGTCCTACAAGTACAGTACCAGGTTCTGTTGTTACTGAGACAGGAACTTGTCCAGATACTGCACCACTAATTTATCAAATGGTTGATGCTAATGCTCCGCAAGCAGATCCTAGATTATGTAATTATTTTAGTTATGAATCTACTCCAGCAAATTTTGAAGTAGGAGCATTTTGGAGACATAATTTTAGATGTGATTCATTTGCTAATTTTTATGACACTGATTATCCTTGGGAAATAGATTTAATATCTAATACAGGTCAAGCAGTTAATACAGTAAGAAGTTTTGAATATCAATTAGAAACCTATGTATATAAAGGAGATCCTCAATATAATATGTGTGGTGGAGACAAATGGGAAGATTTAGACTTTAATTTTGATGCAGCCATTGTATATAATAATGATCAAACATCAGGATTATTAAGTTTAAATATTGCTACATTTAATGACCCATGGGGTAATTTACAATATCCTGCTATAGGTGCCAATACTATTGATATAGAAGTTTCAAAAGTAGAACATAAATTTAGGTTTAATCAGTTTTGGGATATTACAAATGATAGAGGTGAGTTTACTAATGCAGAACAATCTATTTTTAATACAGATTGTAATGGTTATATAAGACCTTTAAATCCTATTAATTTAAATTATCAAAAACCTCCTACACAACGTAAGAAGTTTAGACATTACTCTAATCACGTTATACTTAGAAAAAATGCATCATCAAACAGAAAAATGCTATTAAGACTTAATAATACTAAACTACAATTATCAATGAGGTAATGGGACATAAAAAAAGCATAGGACTACCAGGAGGACCAAATGAATTCTTACAAGATATAACACAGTATATATCTATAGAAGGATATAAAAGTGACAGCCCTGATAAAAACAATCCAGTTAATATTATTGAGTCAAGTAATATTACTATGGAGGGTGTAGACTTTCCTGTTAGGGGATATGGTAATAATGGTATTGTTCAAGATATGAAACCTGGGAGAACAAATTATAACTATGAAGATGCAGACTATGTTGTTGAAATACCAATGGCTCAAGATGGTGATGAAACTTCTTCTAAAAGATCTTTACCTCCATCTTTAGAGAAACAAATTGATGGATTAGATTTATCAAAATATAATGTAAGAGTTATACAATATCCATATGGTAGCAAAAAATTTAGTCCAGGTCATATTGAATCCGTGTTGGTTGATAAAAAAACAGGAAAACAAGTAAATAAAATTTCAGGTACTGATCTTGCAGGTTATATAAATAGATGGGCCGGTCCTGGTAATAAAAGAGTTACACAAAGAGATTATGAGCAACAAGATGATGTAAGAACAGTAGATCTTGATTTATCAGAAAGTGAAGTTAAAAATTTTATAACTCAAGCCCAATTATTTACAGGAACAAACAAAGGAAAAGAACATAATAAGAGTGGATTAAGTGTAAGGAAGTTACCTTTATCAATAAAAGATGATGATATCTACGATTATGATTTTATAGATTCTAATTGTGCTACTGGTGTATGTATGGGATTAGGTATGGATCCTAATTCACCAGAAAATACTCAAGCGGGTATAACAGATCCAAATTTAGTTATGGATGGTATCTTATCAAAATATAATGATTTTATAGTACCGGGAAGCAGTACAGGATATAGAACTAGTAGAGAAGAAGGATTAAGAAATTTAGTTAAAGATAATTTAGGAGAAAATGTTAATGCTGGAACTATTGATGTACTTACTAATTA